CAACTTAATCGGTGGTGAAAGTAAATTTAATCAGGAATATGGATTACAATTTATAACCGATGAAAATTTATTATTTGACAGTTTACAATACAAAAATATTCTTAGTAACGAATTAAGATTCGAATCATTGGAATTACCACAAATCGAGGCTAAATTAAAAATGCCATATCAAAAATGGTTAACTTGGGTAAAAGACAGACCAGATATATTTGATATCAGAAATGCAAAAGATTATAATATATTCATTGGGATTGATATGGGTGAGGGATTGGGACAAAACTATACAGTAATAAGTATGTATAGACTTATGATGAAAGATAAGGAACTTATAGAAAAGAAAAAAATATCATATGATTCCAAATATGATTTATTCAAATTAGAACAAATTGGTATTTTTCAAAATAATATTTATAATCCTGATGAAATAGCTCATATCTTGTATGTTTTAGCTTTTGATATTTTTGATCCAGAAAAAGTTAGAATCGTACTTGAAATGAATAAGAATTTAGGTTCAAGATTAACCGATAATATGAAGCATGTTTTCAATGACATAAACAATTATGGTGATAGTATATTTTCTCGTTTTAAACATACTGAAACAGATGAACAATTAAAAGTCGGTTTCGTTGTCAAATCTGGGGAGAAGGGGAAGAAATTAATGTTATCTGACTTCCAATCGGCTATCAAAAAAGATAATTTAATTATCCACCATTCAGGAACGATCACCGAATTAAGTTCATTCTCCAAAAAAGAATTAGCTAATGGTGAGGTAACATACAAGTCTCAGAGTGGAACGGATGACTGTGTTATGGCTATTATTAACTTAGCCGCTATATTTCGTCATACGGATTATAAGAACGCTATTGATAGTTATATTGATTTTAAAGCCACTTTGGAAGAAAAAATAATAATCAACGAGTTCTTAGAAATAACAAAAACAGAATCGTTTACTAACTTTAAATCATTCAAAGCAGCAAGACAACAATTTATAAGAAAAAACGATTTACTATCTAAGGTTAAACCTAAGAATCCTTGGCAAACAAACGCTGATACTAATGAAGATATATTTAAGAAAAATCCTTGGAAAAATCCTGATCCTTGGAAACAGACAAATTTAAATCCATTTTGGCCAAAAAATGATAAATAGATATGAAAAATATTAAAAATTTTTATCAATACATAAATGAAAATATGGAAATAGACACAAAATATAAAATTGGTTTAGATGGGTTTATAGAACAAGAATTTCCTTGGGAATGTCCTGATTGCAGTTATGAAATGAACGCGAAGGATATTATTGGTTTTGGTTCTTATCCTATTGGTGGTTATAGAAATAGTTTGAAACCAAATTGTGATATTGGGGTTGGATTTGAATGTCCGAAATGTTTTACTAAATCAGTATTTCACGGTAACGAATCTGTTTATAAACTTTTTTTAGATGTAAATAAATATTAAACTTTCTCAATAAAAAATGATATAAATTAATCAAATTGATATGGAAATGGAAAAAATTGACCTTTTTTCCGTAATATATAATTGAAATGTTCTTAAAAATATTGTAATAATCATAGTAGCAATTCGATGGGGTTACTTCGGTTCTGATTGGTTCAACTCCAATAGAAAGCTGGTGAAAACCTCGCTTTTTAAACACCCCCGAAAAATATCTCTACGATTTTTTTAAAACTTTTATAATATTTTGAGATATAATAATGGATTATAGTAATAGAAAGTTCTTTAATTTATTGAAATAAAAAAGGTAGCGATAAAAGAGTTACTTCGATAATAAGAGAGGGATTCATCCCCCGCATATCAACAACAAGACTCTTTTAGGTTTACTCCTTTTAATGATATTTACTGATGATAGTGAGATGTAGTGTTACTTCGCATGTACTATGTACATACATATGTAAGAGCGTCCTATCACTTCACTCTGGAGGGTGAACAAAGGTGATAGGTGGTGTTTTGGATCTCCAAGCCGAAAAAATCCAAGGTATTCATACCATAAATGAAGGTTTACAGTTTCCTAAGAACTGAGGTTACAAGCATTCCACAAGTTTTGGGTTGATTTAGAGAAAATACCTTAATTTTCTCGTCACACTTATCGTTTTCTTCATCAAATAAATAATACTGATTTCACTCGTGGAGTGAAATCTCGGTTGACCACATTACCGTAAATGTGGTTTAAATTAAAAGGGGCTACCGATTGAAAGATTGATAACCCCTTTTTTTATTTTAAATAATTACAAAAAACAAAAAAGAAAGGATTTATTATGGCAAAATTCAACAAACAAAAGACCGTTAATTCTCAAAAGACAATTAACTTGGCTGGTGGTATAGCTTACAACGAATCGAGTAAACTCGAACTTATTTCTCTTTTGTTAACTTCATTCGCTCAGAGTAAGTTTTATGAAAAAGAAGAAAAGACCAATGATAGACTTATTGGTTTAATAGAGAAAAACCAACCTGATTTTGTAGCAAAATCTGCTATTTATGCTCGTAATGAATTCGGTATGAGATCCATTTCCCATATTACAGCAGCCGAATTAGCTAAGTTTGTTTCAAGTCAATCTTGGGCTAAGAGTTTTTACAATAAGATTATCCGTAGACCAGATGATATGACTGAAATTTTGGCTTACTACATGAGTAAGAAAGGTAATAAAATTACCAACTCAATGAAGAAAGGTTTCGGAGAAGCTTTTTCAAAATTCGACGCTTATCAACTTGGTAAATACAGAGGTGAGGGTAAGGATTTCAAATTAGTTGACTTAGCTAATCTTGTTCACCCATCTCCAGTACAGGGTGATAAATATATGGTTGATGTAAACCGTAAGGAATACATGGACATCATGAAGAAAAAAATAGAAGTTTCTACCCAGAAGAAAAATAAAGATATTTCTGGATTGAAAGAAAAACTATCTTGGGCAGAAAAACAAGAAGGTGAAACTATAAAAATTCACGCTCTTGAAGCACTTGTAATTGATTTACTTCGCAGTAAAGGTACTTGGGAATCTGAATTGTCCAAAGCCGGTCAAATGGCCAAAAACGATGAGGAAAAAGAGTCCTTTAAGAAAGAAGTTTGGACAAATCTTCTAAATGAACGTAAAATCGGTTACTTTGCTTTACTTCGTAATCTCAGAAATATTGTCGAACAAGCTCCTGATATGGTTGACAAGGCTTGTGAATTGTTAACTGATAAAAAGTTAATCAAAAATTCATTAGTACTTCCATTCAGATTCCTTGTAGCCTACAAAGAATTACAGGAATTGAGTTATTCTAACTCAGATTTCAGAAAGATTTTAGTAGCTATTAATCAAGCAGCTGAAATATCACTGGATAATGTTCCTAAGTTCGCTGGTAGAACATTAGTTGTTCTTGACACCTCTGGATCTATGACAACTTGTTACATAGCAAAGAGTAAGGTCACCTGTGCTGAAGCTGGTGCTCAGTTCGCTGGTGCCATCGCTAAGAGAAACAGTTGTGATTTAATGAGATTCGATGACAGAGCGGAATATAAGTTTTACAACCCTTCTGATAGTCTTATGACTATTTCAGGTATCTACAAATTCGCAAGTGCTGGAACAGATTTCAGAACAATTTTCAGAACAGCGAATAAAGCTTATGACAGAATCATAATCTTATCGGATATGCAGGGTTGGGTTGGTGGTGGTGCACCGACAGCTGACTTTAAATCATACTGTGAGAAATTCAATTGTCAACCACATATTTATTCATTTAATTTGAATGATTATGGTACATTGATGTTCCCAGAAAATAAAGTCTACGCTTTAGCTGGATTCTCTGATAAAGTATTTGAAATAATGGCTTTATTGGAAACAGATAGACAAGCTTTAATTCACAAAATCGAAGCAGTCGAATTATAACGGGAGTACACCATACGAAGTGTCCCTGAAGAAATTCAAACATTCGGTGGAATGTGTACTCACCCGATAGTCCCTGAAGAAATTCAAACTATCGGGTTTTTTATTATCCTGAATATAATGTAATCATATAAGGTGGAATATCTCCTTTCACTCTAATTCCATGACCATAAATTATTGATTCTCCAATAGTATTCCCCATATCAAATCCACCATATAATCTTTTATTTCTTAGTTGGTCTGTATCTGGTTCGATTTCACAGGTTGGAATTAAACATTCGTAAATTACTGCATTATCTATCCCCCATCCCATATTACCAAATGTTTTTGCCATTGATGGATATATTGAAAAATATGTGTATCCGAATGTAGATTGAGTTGTGTGTGAAGTTCCAGATTTAGTTGTTTTTAATCCATCTTTCAGAATAGGTAATTTTGGGCTTGTTCCATGATATACTTTGAGTAAACAACTTGGTTGAAATCTCGATTTACCACTTTTTCTCAAAAACTTAGTAATGTAATCAGCATTCTTCTTTGTTTCTTCTAAATGATCCCTGAAATCAACAAGAGGATCAATTATACAGTTGGGTTTTATGTTGATATAATGAACATACTTTTCATTAAAGAATTCATCCAGAGTAATGAGATATTTCATAATAGGTATATATAAAAAAAGAGATTGAAATTAATCAATTCCTTTTTGTTATTTTGTCATTCGATCAAAAAATTCATCACTATCTTTTGTTCGAATTGTATTATTTTTATTATAAAATTCTTTAGTATCAGAATCATACCAAAATGGAATCAATTTACTCACTTGATTTCCTATAAATATTACTTGATGTTCATTATCACCGTTATGATAAAGTTTAACTCCATTGGATTTAAATAGAATTCCCTTATCTCCGTAATGACTGTATCCACTTTTAAAATTTTCATATATATTCTCTAAATCAAATGAAAAACAAAATCCATCCTCAACCCATTCATCGGCACCAGCAGATATTGCGAGGTTATATAAATTAGATATTCCATGAAAACATTGTGATTCTAATATACTTTCCTGAGATTCTTTTTCACTCGTAAAATGAACTAACCAATCATCTATTACATCACCCTCATAAGAGAATGTCACATATAGAGGTAATACCACTAAATTTAAATTATATGGATTATTATTAAAAACATCATCAATAATTTTAATAAGAAATTCTTTATATGCTTTTTCTGCCTCTGGATAGTAGCTTAATTCATAATGAGTTGTTGGATATGTAATATTTTCAATTGCTTCTTCCTCAGAATCATATTCATCTAACTCTACGAAATACTCATAATTATTTATCCCCCAATCAGAAAGTATTTCTGGATAATTATCATCAAAAAATTTCGGTAACTCGTTTTCTTTTTCTTCTATTGTTTTATCAAAATAATCAACCAATTGCATCATTTTACCCCTTGCTGAGTTTAATCTTTCAAAAAGTAAATATTGGGATAAATTTTTTATATACTTCATCATACTTGTATTTGTTTGTATCATTTGTATATATAAAAAAAGGGATTGAAATTAATCAATCCCTTTTTTCGTGTCAATTAAGACTGTTACTTGTCTGAATTAAAATTAAAGAATTCATCCATGTCCGTATCAACATTACTTGTTGATGGAGGTGGAGTTGCTTGTTGAGGACGTTGACTCTGACCCTGTGGTTGAGAAGCTATAGATGGGTTCGTGTTACGAACTTGACTTGTAGCTTGTTCGGCGAATTCAATATCACCATCTCTCAAGACAGAAATAATCTTATCAACTTTATCTCTTTCTTCATCAGTCCAATCTTTCTTTGCCATATGATCTTCGATATTTACTTTTTCATCACGACCTAATAAAGTTTCTCTGATTTTGTTCTGCCATTTTGAATCACTAATTTCACCATTCTGGTCTAATTGAACAGGAATAAATACTTGTTTCTTTTCATTGTAGATTTTAAGTGGTGATGTTTCTAAGAATGCACTGTTATCATAATTTGGAAAAGTACCTTGTGGGGTTTTATTTTCCTTTATGATTAAAGTAAAGTCCTTACCTTTTGCGAAATCGAAAACATTACATGGAACTCCTGATACTTCACCAGTATATTCTAAGTTAATTTTTTCTTTTATTTTGTAACCATAAGAAAATACCATAATCTTTCCGACCAATTCTGGATGTTGAACATCTTCCAGAATCATTACATAACTGTAATATTTAGTATTTCTACTAATCAATTCTGCTTTCTCAACATCAGCTTGATTCTTGGATTTCTTTAGTTTCCAATACTGAGTACAAAGTTCACATTTCTCTTTGTAATTTTTTTCGCAATCGTAATAACCAACCAATTCTGGATATGAATCAAATGGACCTTTAGCTACATAGTGAACATGCTTCTCTATGGAGGCCGGACCAATCTTACCACCTCTGGTTGCATTTTTTAGAAAACGAATTCTTGATTTGTAACCCACCTTTGGGTCTGAGGCCTCTTCCAGTGTTGGACGATAGAGACCGTCTTGATTTTTAGTTCTCTTTTGAAGAAAACTCATTTCTTCTTTTTGTTGATCTGGATCAGATTCGAACAAAAATTTGTCATCAAATTCCTTGTATTCCATACATGCTTTGATTGTTTTTTGGAAAGCCTTTAAAGTCTTTCATAAGTCATTAAATGATAATAAAACTCAAACTACTTTTAATGCCTTTAAACCTTTTATAATATCGTTGAAAAAAAGTTTCAAAAATATTATAATCGGCTTAATTATATATTAAATTGTTGTAGTCCAAATCGGTTTTTTTATCATTTATTTTCATTTATTTTCAATATTTTTGAATAATATTTATCAACAAAAGATTTTATAGCTATATCATGATGAAAAGCCATATCATACTTACTTATTTCGTTTAGTGGAACAAATTTAATTTCTTCTATTTCTTCGTTTTTATGTTTCTCGACATAAAGAGGAAATGTAGAGGTATCGAAATTCAAAATAATTCCATGTCGTAAAGCGATATTTTGTCTATTTTCACTTGGATTGGTATTTACGAAAAATGGTTGTTTTTCATTATCAAAATAAATATTTTCTTTGTATTCTGTAATAAGAAAATTGGTCTCTTCATAAACTTCTCTTACTAAACATTCCCATCCATTTTCATCCCAATCTATATAACCACAAGGAACACACCATTTCAAAGGTTGATCCATTTTTTGAGATCTTTTTTCCAATAAAATAAAATCTTCATGTGTTTCAATGTTTCTAAATATTAAAATACCAACGACAGCTACAGATCTTGATAACCAAATAGGTTCACCAGATACATCCACACATTTATTTGGTGTATTTTTAAATATATTTTTCATTTATTCAAATATGATTTAATTTGAATAGATTCTTCTATTCTTCCTCTTTTTTCCAATTCTTCTATGGCTATTTCAACCATGGCTTCTAAGAAATGTTGTTTAACCGTTTTAACTGACGAATCCAGATATATGTCTTTATTTTTTATATTCGATAAGCATTTTGAACAGAATTCATCATAAGTTAAATTAAAATCATTCCCACCATCGTTCTCCTTGATTATTAAAGAAACATCATCTTTCATTTCATTAAATATTTTTCTATTTTCTACTAAATCATCAACTATTCTATCCATTATCCATTGATCCGTCATTTTTATTATAGTTCGTTTTTAGCTTTAATAAAAGCTCACCGATAATGATATTAGTATAAAAGAAAATCATGTTAGTATCGGTATAATCCACCTCTGGATGCCTTTTGAAGAATTCTTTATTTATTTCTAAAAAATCATGACAGAAATCATCATAACTATATTGATAATCTATTTTCGATTCTTTGAGTGTTTCATTTAACTCCAAAATCATTTTACTGAATAGTTCTTTTTTCTCAACAAATAAAGAAATAAGGAATTCATTAATTTCATCAATGGACATCAGTGGAGATTAATTTTGAAATTATATAGGATAAAAATTGTTTTGTTTCTACAATTTTAATATATACTTAAAAAAGTAAGACATTAATGGCCGTCAATCAAAATAATCAAGCCACACAACAGGGTATAATTGGACAGCAGATTTTCATCAATAATCAACAATTTTCAAATCAGAAGTATGGTGAAGTATTAAATCTGAATAATAACACCAAATATTCGATATCTCCAAATGCTGTAAAGTTATTACCACTTGTTTCTAATGACAAAAATTATGTTAAATTATATACCGAAAGAAACGCTTCAGTTAATATCGGAGATATGGTTTATATAATGTATGATGAGAATATGTCTTACGATCCTGATGATAAAAATGTTTATCCAACAGGAAGAACCATTCTTGATAGTTATTACGAATTTAGCGGATGTACAGATTGGATATATCTTAAACAAATTCAAGGTTATGAGGTAATTGACATCAATGAAACTAATAATGAAATAAC